AGCGAGCGCACCTGACACAGCACTGACTTTCAGTTTTGATGTCAATGGTGACACATTCACTGGATCAGTTTTCCCAGTATTCCCAACAGTCGGTGGCGCGGCAACTGACGTCTTGACGACATCCTTGAGCTTCGTGGTTCAAGATGGAACAGTAACAAGAGCATAACGAGTAGAACAGGGCAACCATTATGGAATACAACGTCACTACAAAACAGGGCAACAACTACACAGTGAGCGATGACAGTGCTTGGCTGTGGGTCGAGATCGAAAGAGAACTCGGCTACACAGTCAGTCAAGCAGCTGAAAAGATGGCACAAGGATCACTCGATGTGATCACTTGCCTACTTTACAAAGCCGCCAAAGCAGCAGGTCACACAAAGTTACCGAGCCAGCAGGCTTGGGTCATTAACGAGTTTGACTTGTTCGAGGTGGTTGAGGAAAGCCCAAAAGAGAGTTAAGGGACTTGCTGGTGCGGATCGCAATCAGTACCGGCATCCCAATGGCTGATCTGATGGACTGGTCGCTCGCAGACATTAACACAGCGATCACGCTGATACGAGAGAGGAATGGTCATGGCTGAAGGTAGAACTACCATTACAGTGAAGCCTGATCTATCCGATTATCGTGGATTGCTTAAAGCACTTAGTCAAATGGATAAAGACTCTCAAAAAGCTTTGAAAGACGATGTGGCGAGCATTAGTGCTTGGACTGCCACAGGCATCAGGCAAGCAGCTGCAAATGCACCTTATGCCAAGCAAGCAACAATGGTTGCCGCGACTGTCAAACCTGCAAGAGATCGAGTACCAACTGTGCGTATTGGTGGCGCTAAGAAAATGCCAGTTAGTCGCAAAATTACCGAGGGCAACCCAGCACCCAATGCTGGCCAGTTATTGTTTGGTAGTGAGTTTGGTGGCGAGCGCAACGCTAAAGACAGCGCATCAGCATTTCCTAATGGTGGTTACAGATTCCCTGCGCGATCACCTAGAGAGGGTAAGGGCAACGCTGGTTATTGGATTTTTCCCAGCCTCAAACTCATGCAACCTGAAATTAAAAAACGATGGTTCGCGGCTTGTAACAAAGTCATGAACAACTGGGCAAGGATATAACAATGGCCGATACACGCACACTGAAACTATCTTTGGTAGCAGATGTCAATAAGTTTCTTGCTGGCATGGATAAAGCCGACAAAGGCACAAAAACTTCAGTAGCATTGGAAAGTATTCCAAAGCCATGGCCAAGTCCTTTGCTGTGGCTGGCGCAGCTGCCGGGGCTTACGCAATCAAACTTGGAGTGGATGGCGTTAAATCAGCCATCGAGGATGAAAAGAGCCAAGCACAACTTGCCAAGGCTTTGCAAAACACAACCAAGGCAACTGATGAACAGATCGCAGCAACCGAGGATTACATCAGCGCCACACAAATTCGCTATGGCATCAGCGATGTAAAGTTGCGCTCATCATTGGGCAAACTTGTCAGAGCAACTGGCGATGTAACTAAGGCACAAAAACTTAATAACCTTGCTTTAGACATAGCAGCGGCCACAGGCAAAGATGTTGATTCTGTGGCTACAGCATTATCCAAAGCCTATAACGGGAACGTCGGCGCACTTAAAAAACTTGGCGTCCCACTTGATGAAAACATTGTAAAAACCAAGAACTTTGAAGCCGCAACCGATCAGCTGCAAAAGTTATTTGGTGGGTCAGCCCTAACCAATACCAAGACCCTTGAGGGCCAGTTGGCTATTTTGCGCGAAACCTTTGGCGAACTTCAAGAGGGTGTGGGCGTAAAAGTCATCCCGGTACTTAAGCGACTAGCAGAACAAACTATCAAAGTCGCTAACGCTTTTAGTGGCAAAGACCCAGACGGCCTAAGCGCTAGAGCCAGAGAACTCAAAGGCGATGTGGGCGATGGTGGCGAGGGTTCATTAGGTCGTAGCCTTAAGATTTTGGCCGATAGTTTTGGCAACTTGTTTGCAACTCTTAACGGTAAAGACGCCGATGGCTCAACTAGCACACTAGAAAATCTTGCCAGTGCCCTTAATGCGGTTGCAACTGGAATAAATCTTGTAGCCAGCGCTTACAGAAATGCCAAAAAACTTGGCGGAAAAATACTTGATCTCATAGCAGTTGGCGAAGTCGGATCAGTTAGGTACAACCCACAGACCGGCAAATACGAACAAAAGGCCGCTGGCGGATCGGTAACGGGTGGCAAACCTTATGTGGTTGGCGAATTTGGCCCTGAGGTATTTGTCCCTGCTGGCTCGGGAAGCATCAGGCAAGGCGGCAGTGGTGGCACAACCGTTATCAACATTAACGGCGTGATAGATGCCGCATCAGCTCGAAAGAGCATTGAGCGCCTACTCCAGACCCAAAGCAGAATTAGTGGCCCAATCAACCTTGCTGGGGCTATGCCGTGACCGCATGGACTCCAGACATAAGGATCGAATACCTACCTCCCGGCACTGACCACACAAGCATTGGCACAGTCATTGACGGCTGGATTGATTACAGCATCAGTGCAACACGAGGCAGTAGCGAATACATCAGCGCACCTTATCCGATGCAGACCACAGTCAGTTTGTTATTTGATGAGAATGTAATTCCAGACATAGAACTTGGGTCATGGCTAACCATTGGTGTTTACACGCCTACAACTGGCACATGGTCCATAATTCATTCAGGCAATGTCACCGACATGACCAGCAGCTACAGAAGTTACGGGCTATCTGGCTTTGTGCTGGAATGGCAATTAAGCCTAACTAGCGCTATTTCCGTACTTCAAAACATGACTTGGTATAACGAGGCCACATTCACTGACACCACAGACAACTGCATTTATCAAGTCAATCTTGATCTTGGCCGAGCAATGTGGAATCAAGTAAATGCCACTACATCATGGGCCGACATTGGCGGCATGGATTGGTTATCTTTTGATGACGGTGTGATCTACACACTTCCCAACATTGTTGTGGGCGGTGAGCCCAGCACTCAAGTCTTGACCTCTGGTTATAGAAACGTATGGGATGATCTAACGACTTTAACCTATGGTGTTTATGGCTGGATGTATGAACAAGCATGGGGGGACATTGATTTTCAATTCCCAGATTTGCCACTGGTTAAAGCGCTGACCCTGACCCAAGAGATGCTTGATACCAACATCCAAGGCGGCCAAAGCGTTGGCGAATTGCGTAACACTGTGACCATCATTGAGTATGACAATGTGGAGTCTACCTATTACGACCATGAAAGCATCGAAAAATACACACAGCGCATGGGTGCATTAAGCACTTATTTGAACACCACTTTAGATGCTGCAAACATTGGCGAAAAGATCCTTGCCGGTATGGCCTACCCATTGCTATGCACAAAGCAAGTAAGCGTGAATCTGCTAAACCCAATTTTTACCGATGCCGAGCGAGAGCTGCTGCTTTACTACCCACTGGGCCAAAGAATCACTATTGAAAGCCCAGCACCAATGGGTGGAACTTTGGACTACATCAGCATTGGTTGCCAATTTGACATCAGCAAAGATGCCTTTATTTTAAGCCTGTCTTTAGCGCCATACACGCAGGCATATAACTCACCAAACTGGGATCAGATCCCGTACAATTACACATGGACAAGCTACGGCGTGGCTTTCCCGACACAGAGATGGATGGATCTATAAATGGCTGGTACGACCACAAACAACTCGTGGGATTATCCCACAAGCACTGATCTGGTTACAAACGGTGCGCTCGCAATTCAGACACTAGCCGATGAGATTGATACATCCGTAGGCGCTGGCCTTAAGGCTTGGCAGACTTACGCGCCTACCCTTTCGGGTGGTTGGGCTAACGGCAACGGCACATACACACTTGCCCGTTATGCGTTACTTGGCAAAATAGTTTTTTTTGCTGTTGATTTTAGTATTGGTTCGACAACCACCAAAGGCACAACTTTGACTATGTCGTTACCAGTAGCAACTTCAAGCACTGCAACTCTAAGTAATTTAAGAGGAAACTGCACAATTGGTGGCACGGCCTATGACCTAACATGGTTTGGCGCTTCTACAACAACCATTACCGCTGCTGCAATAAATGTGGGTGGTACATACGCCACAAGAGCAGGTATTACTTCAGCGATTCCCGGAACTTGGGCAACCAATGACAACTTTAGAGTGCAAGGATTTTACCAAGCATGATTTGGATTTTTACTTGCCCTACAGAGGGCTGCGAAAACAACACAAACCCAGTCAATTTGGTAGACCCTACTAATCCAGTTGAGTGTGGCTTGTGTCATGCCTTTGCTGATGCGGTAGAGACTGACCAGCCAGCGCCAGTGGAGGCGTGATGCTTCCAATCAAAAACGGCAAGATCACAACACCTTTTGGCAAGGTCGGCAAGCACTGGTCAAGCGGTAAGCACACAGGCGTGGACTTTGCAGTGCCTATCGGTACGCCAGTCCTCGCAGTAGCTGACGGCAAGATCGAAAACGCCAACTGGGGCAAGGCTTACGGCAAGCAAGTGATCCAAAAGGTCGAGGGCGGCTGGGTAATCTACGCACACTTAAACGCTATACGAGTGAAGCCTGGTGCAACGGTCAAAAAGGGTCAGATCGTTGGGGAGTCCGGCAACTCTGGCAACTCAACTGGGCCACACCTGCACTTTGAATACCGCGACAAAATCCGCTGGACTGGCGGTACACCGATAGACCCGAAAGACCTACTAGCAAGTTAAACCAATCACACAGGGCGCAACTTTAAGGAGTGTCATGTCTGATAAGGCAAAGACTTTTGCAATAAGAGTGTTAGCGCTAATCGCTTACGAGGGCTTGGCGACTTTTGGCCTATCCGCTGGAGTAGGCATTGAACCAATCAAGGGCGCTTTGATGGCTGCCTTGTTGCCGTTGGTGGTAGTAATACGCGAAACCGCCAAGGGCTTAATTGACGATGGCAAACTAACCGACAAAGAAATGGATGATGCCATTGCAGCTGGGAAAAAGGCTGGCAAGTAATGGCTGAATTGTGGAAAGTCGAAAGCGGTAAATCCAAGCAAGTTATCAAGCCAAAGACTTGGACATGGGTAAAGTTCCCTAAGCAAGATAAGTTCAATGTATCTAGCAAGGGCCAGTGGGAATGGACAATCGTACTTCGCGTGGAGTACCCAGAGGGCTTTGCTGGTCGCGTACTTCGTGGGCGCTTGGCTCGCTATCCCGGCACTTCCAAGCTCGATGAGACTGGTCACGATGATAAGAATGTAAGAGGCTGGGATGGGCTAACGCTTCACAGCCACTGGACACACACCATTGATCAAGACCCATCAATGCCTGTAGGTTTCTGGGTCTGGCACGATGGTCACAAACCGATAACCCTAGACGGCAGACAGATTAAGGCCAAGCGCGTATAGATGGACAAATCTTTGAGAGTGGCTTTGGTCGCTTTCATCGTAGGGCTCACGATGCTAATGCACACGCCCACAGTATTTGCTGAACAAGGTCTAACCGAGGTTACTTGCGCCGACCCTGACGGTAACGAGCAAACATTCTCGATCGGCTGGGATAACTCACAGCCGTTTTTCGAGGGTAAGGGCGACATACCAAGGCTTTACTGTGAGGGTGGTTATGCCCAGCCTTACACCAAATACATTTCCGACACATTGCCAGCCGATAGCCCTTTGCGGTACTACGCAGGGATTGTGCCAACACCAGAACCATCACCAAGCCAAACCACAACCAGCGAGCCAACGCCTTTGCCATCTCTTGAGCCCACACCTGAACCAACCCCTACGCCAGAACCGAGTCCGACTGAAACTGTGACACCATCACCATCGCCTACGTTGCCCAGCCCTGCTGAATCAGTAACGCCAGAAGCCAGCCCACTGCCGACACTAGAACCGACACCAGAACCAACACCAGAGCAACCGACAACGCCAAGTCCAGAACCAATCGCTTCCATCGACGCATC